GCATTTACTTCGCTGTCAATATCCATTTGATCGTACTGGACATAACGGTCCGTACGGTTTGGCTGTCCAGTATATACTTCTTGTAACCAAGATGCAAACTTAGCCGACGTTGCTGATGCACCGCCACGTTGGCCCGCAGAAGTTTTTTCAACTTCTGGATCCCAAATTTTAAAATGTTTTCTCCAACCGCTCATAGTGTGTTACTTACCTTATGTTATTACGACAGTCTAACCGGAGAGTCGTATCCAGTTGCTCGTGTATTGCCTCGTATTGCTGCTAAATCATTTTCAATACTCGACAAGTATGCCATCAACTGCCCAATTACTTCCGGAGTAACAGCAGAGTTCCCGGCCAATACATTTGATAGAGTATTGCCTGATTGTGATTCTCCAGTAATTCCAGCTGTTGAAATTTGTGGAATTGATAACCCATCTAAACTTGGCAAATCAATGTCACTTAGTTCAACAAGTACATTTTTGAATTTTTCCAATGCATCCAAATCCAATGCTTGTAAATTTTCATTTATCAAGCCAATACCTGAACCAAAATTCATCATTCCCTGGCCAACCATACTTATTTTATCAGCAACTGGTACCAGTGCTAATATACGATCAATTGGACTTTTGGCGCCAAACAGGCTCATTAAGCCTGTTACTAAACTTGTTGCAGTGGCAGCTACCATGCCGGCAGCAAATACAACTGCTCCAGCGCCAACGGCAGCTAAACCAGCACCAACTGCTATTAAGTTTAAGCCATCAACATCGCCGACTTTCTTTATAGCAGTTGCAAATACATCGGCCGCTTGTCCAGCAACGTATGCTCCGGCTCCAAATATACCCAACGCAACTCCTAGTCCTGCAATAGCTGCGGCGCCCAATAAGATCGGTACTACAAACGCACCTATTGTGGCAGCAACAACGCCAAATGCAGCAAGTGCTACTACGCCTTTGGCAATTCCTTCCCAATCCAAATCATTAAATGTTTTAAATCCTTTACCAGCGACCCACATTGCTGCTCCAAGTGCAGCAATGCCTAATGCACCCATTAATAAACTTGGAGTCATGCTACCTAACAGATTTGCTGTTACTGCCAAGGCTCCAATTGCAATACCGCCTTTGACTAAACTATCCCAGTTTACTTCGTTGAATGTTTTAAACCCAATTGCAGATACTAACAATGCAGCACCTAATATAGCAATTGCGGCTGCCCCTTTAATTATACCTGTTGTTGCTTCGCCTACTAGTTTTGCCATGCCAATTAAACCACCTAAGGCTATTGTACCTTTGACTAAACTTGTCCAATTAACTTCGTTAAACGTTTTTAGACCAACAGCAGTCAATGCAAGGGCGCCGCCAAGTAACGCCAATGTTCCTGCGCCTTTGACTGTTTTACTTTCGCCTAGCTTGCCTAGCATTTCGCCAAAGCCTTCCATGCCCTTGCTTGCGGCTCCACTCAACTTGTCCATTATGCCGCTGCCAGCAGATGCAGTTGGTCCAGCTTTCCAACCTGTTAATGATCCAGCAGCTGGACCAATAGACGGTTTTCTTTTAAACATACCACCAAACAAATCGCCAATTTTACTTAGGCTGCCGCCGCCCATTAAGCCACCAATGCCGCCTGCGACCGCAATTGCACCAAAGCTACCTACTAATGCAGTGATGCCAGCCGTAAGACCAATGATAACATTACGCAAACTTTCAAGAGCTGCGGTCAGGCTATTCATGGCCATTATATTTGTTGCTTCAGACGTGCCTGGCGCTTCTTTTCCAGCATCCTTGCCACCTTGTTTTGATTTGCTAACAAAGTCAAGAAGTTGTCCAAGAGGTGCAGCAAGATCGGCGTTATTGACAACAAGTGCATCACCTTCGGCTGCAAGAGCTTCTAGAGAGCCTTGCATTCCTTTAATATTGGCTGCAAGTGCTTCGGTATTTTTCCCGCCGTCAGTTCCCTGTGATGCTTGAAAGAGCTTTTCTAAAATTCTTTGTTGCATTACATTGCCGCCAGCAGCGGCCAATGCACCCGACGCTCCACCCAAGTCATTTTCAGAAAGTGCTTTTGAAAGTCTAGCACCTAGGTCAGCATCTGCCGTAACGCCCATTTGCGCCATCAATGGTGCTAAATTTACGGCACCAGCATTTCCCTTGGCTGCGGCAAACTTACCAGCAGTAGTTTGTCTAAAACGCTCCATTGATGCAAGAATTTCTCTAGTACTAACACCAAATGCATTACTTAGGTTGCGAGTACTAACCAATGTGGCTTCAATTTGAGTTACATATCGTTGCTTTGCATCTGTCTCATCTTTTGCTGCCATTGACGCATCTCGAGCAATTGCTCCAGAAAGTTTTGCTCTCTCTTCGTCGCTCATACCCATTGCTGCTGCTGCTTTACTTGCACGATCAACACTTTTAACTAAATCTTTACCTAATGCATTACGCATAGTTGAGTTTAAATAAAAGCTACCATACTTTAAACCACGACTTAGATTACTTAAATTTTCTGCTGCCTCTTGACTGTTTGCGCCAAAGGCTTTAAAGCCGCCTTGGCTTTCTTCAATAACTTTTATAAATGAGTTTCCTAAGCCACTCATTACTTTCATTGATGTTACTGAGCCAACGCTAAATTTGCTTAGGTCAGCAAACGCACCCATATCTCCTGCATTTTTGGCAAATTCTTGTAAGCTACCAATTGCGTAACCAATACCAGCAGCCATACCCCCGATAACGCCGCCAAAGGATGTACCACTGTTTTTTAAACTATAGCTCAATCGGCCAAATGCAGAACTTAAATTTGCATTTTCCCCAATCAGTGTTTCACCGAAATTTTTAAAAGCCTCTTTGGTTCTTTTCTGTGCTTCTAACGCTTTTTCTTGTTCTTTGGTTAGATCTTTTTGTGCATCAACTGCATCATCAACTTCGTCACCAAGTTTTCTAATAGCCTTGGTAGCTTTATCAAGCTCTTCGCGATTGGCCTTTTGTGCTGGATCAGCTGACGCTTTGGCTCGCGGAACTGTTCCCGAACTTTTGCCGCCGCCAGATCCTTGTTGGCTGCGGCCAACAGAGTCTGTTAAAGACTCAAGTTTCTTATAAAACTTGTCCAACGATCTATCAAATTGGTCTTGATCAAAATCTGCCATTTGGTCCTTTTGCCATTAAAACACTACATAAATACATTTATGATATAGGTTCTATTACACCTATTTACCGTTAAGGATTAACTACATGGATAACTCAAACCCACTAAAAAAGCCAATTGTTGCGCCAGCAGCAAACCCATTGGCTCAGTACTATCGCAAGCCAGGCACTTACATTGAATTGCCCAGCGGCGGCCGCTTTTATAGCATTACACCAAAGCTAAGTGATACTAATGAACTTGCAGTGTACCCAATGACAGCAAAGGATGAGTTAGCACTAAAGAATCCTGATGCGTTATTGAACGGTGAAGCACTTAAACAAGTTATTGCTTCTGTATGTCCCGACATTAAAGATGTATCAGAAATCCCGGCTCCAGATATTGACGCCATCTTAGTTGCGATGCGTCTAACCAGTTATGGTGATGATATGGAACTTGATGTAAGTCACGGATGTGAAGCTAGCGAAGGAAAATCACAGCGAGTAACAGTTGGCTTGGGCAGTGTACTATCAACAACAAAGGTAATTCCCGAATCATTGGGTACAGTCACGTTAACCAATGGTGTTATTGTACAGTTAAAGCCATATACTCTCGAAGCGCAAAGCCGCTTACTTCGTGTACAATTTAATACTATGCGACAATTGCAGGGTGCAGAAGCAAATGAAAACTCAACGATCGAACAAAAAGCAGATATTGCTAATCGCGGGTATGATCAGTTGGTTGCATTAAGTCAAGACATACTTGCTGCAAGTATTACGTCAGTTACACTCCCTGACGGAGTAGAAGTAATAAATTCCAATCATATTCACGATTGGATTAAGAACTTAGATCGAGCAAGTAATGAGAGATTGGATGCCGAGATCAAAGGCTTTGGTAAGTTTGGTATTACACGTACATTAGAAGTAACGTGCGATCATTGTAACAACAAGTTTACCACTGACATGTTGTTTGATCCCACAAGTTTTTTCAACGTCGGCTCTTGAGTCTAGGCCTCGATAGAAACAAGAT